GCCGCACAAACTGAAACTGAAACTGAAGATCAAATTATGACTCGCATTCGCGAGCGTTTTGACATCTTGAATGAGATGACAAAGGCTTGTGTGAATGGTGACATCCGTGCTATGATTGTGTCGGGTCCTCCAGGAGTTGGCAAGAGCTTTGGCGTTGAGCGTGAGATCGAAAAAGCCACACTGTTTGACAAGTTGGCAGGCAAGCGCCTCCGTGCCGAAGTTGTGAAAGGTAGTGCAACACCCATTGGCTTGTATCAAACCCTGTACAAGTATTCAGATGCCAATTGTGTGTTGGTGTTTGATGACTGTGACAGCATTTTGCTTGACGACGTGGCCTTGAACTTGCTGAAGGGTGCATTGGACTCAGGCAAAAAGCGTACCATTTCATGGTTGTCAGAGTCTAGTGCTCTGCGCCGTGAAGGCATTCCTGATCGTTTCGAGTTCAAAGGCAGTGTGATTTTTATTACCAACTTGAAGTTTGACACCATGAAGAGCCAAAAGTTGCGTGATCACTTGGATGCATTGCAATCACGCTGTCACTACTTGGACTTGACACTGGATACCATGCGTGACAAAGTGTTGCGTATCAAGCAGATTGCCAAGGACGGCGTGTTGTTTTCGGATTATGATTTTGAGCCTGTAGTACAGGACGAGATTGTGGAGTTCATGGAATCTAATCAGAATCGTCTGCGTGAGATGAGCCTGCGTATGGCGCTGAAGATTGCAGACTTGCGCAAGAGTTTTGCAGGCAACTGGAAGCGTATGGCTGAGACAACATGTATGAAGAGTGCCTGATATGGCTTGGATTGCTGTGTTATTGCTAGTAGTCGTAGGTCAGCCCTGGTTAGCATTGATGTTGGCATTTCTTATTTTGATACTTGAATAATAGTTTTACCCCGGGGATTGGTTGGCTCCGCCCCGGGTTTTTACACAGGCTCTTCGGAGCCTGTTTTTTTGACTTTTGTCTGTGCATGTGTTACTATATACTACATGAAACAATGCACAATACTAATACGTGATGAAGTAAACATCAAGATTGAAGGCCTGGACTTGGATGCTCGCAAAGCCTTGGTCAATGCTTTCAAATATGAAAATCCTGCCGCACGTTATTTGCCAGCAGTGCGTTTAGGTCGTTGGGACGGCAAGGTGGCATATTTCCAATTGGGCGGTAGTACCTATGTGAATTTGCTGCCTGAGATCATGCCTATACTGGAGAAGTTTGATTACGACATTGAACTTGATGACCAGAGAAATTATTCAAACACATTCAACTTTGAATCAGTAACTGAAACAAGTTTTGCACATGTGACCTGGCCCCGAACACATCCTGCCGCAGGTGAACCCATCATGTTGCGTGACTACCAAGTTGAGATCATCAACAACTTTCTAGCCAATCCACAGTGCATACAAGAAGTGGCCACAGGCGCAGGCAAGACCATAATGACAGCGGCCTTGAGCAATGCAGTCACACCTTACGGACGTAGCATTGTGATTGTACCCAACAAGAGTTTAGTCACACAGACTGAAGCAGACTATATCAACATGCAACAAGATGTTGGTGTGTACTTTGGCGACAGAAAAGAATACGGACGTCAACACACCATATGCACATGGCAGAGCCTAAACAACCTGTTGAAGAATACCAAAGCTGGCCTAGGTGACTGCACCATTGGTGAGTTCTTGGAAGATGTTGTGTGCGTTATTGTGGATGAAGTACACATGGCCAAAGCAGATGCACTCAAAACTTTGTTAACAGGTGTGATGGCGCAAGTGCCAATTCGCTGGGGATTGACCGGAACTGTGCCTAAAGAAAAATTTGAAAGTCAAGCCTTGCTAGTCAGTCTTGGTCCGGTGATTGGCCGGCTCAGTGCCAGCGAATTGCAACAACAAGGTGTACTGGCCAACTGTCATGTGAACATTGTGCAGTTGATTGATCATGTGGAGTACAAGGACTATCAAAGTGAACTCAAGTACTTGCTGGAAGAATCTGGACGCTTGGACACCATGGCTGATCTTGTGCGTCAAGTCAACGAAACAGGCAACACACTAGTACTTGTGGACCGAACTGAGTGTGGCAGACAACTGGTTGCACGGCTGGGGGACAAGGCTGTGTTTGTTTCGGGCACAACCAAAGTCACCAAACGTCTGGCCGAGTATGACATGGTAGCAGATGCAACAGACAAAATCATTGTGGCCACATATGGTGTGGCTGCTGTGGGCATCAATATTCCCCGTATTTTTAATTTGGTTCTAGTTGAACCTGGAAAGAGCTTTGTTCGCGTTATACAAAGCATTGGACGAGGTATTCGCAAAGCCGAAGACAAAGATCATGTTCAGATCTGGGACTTGACCAGCACTTGCAAATTTGCCAAGCGTCATTTGACCAAGCGCAAACAGTTTTACAAAGAAGCCAACTATCCCTTTACACAAGAAAAACTTGATTGGATGAAAATAGGATGAGTTTGGATTTTATGAAAGACGACGGGGTATTCTTGCCCATGTTAAATGATACTGGCCGCAATGTCTTTTATAAAGCTGCAATTGAGTTGGCCGCACCCGGGAAGATAGTCTGTGATATAGGTGCCGGCACAGGGTTTCTCAGTATACTAGCAGCACACGCTGGTGCCAAACATGTGATTGCAGTTGAACAAAATATTGAAAGATATCAATATGCCAAATCTATTGTTGAACAATTGGGATTATCTAATCAAATTGAATTGGTACTTGGAGACTTTCTTGACCAGGACATCAAAGCAGATGTGTATGTGTCAGAAACTATCAACACACAAATATTTGGTGAAGACATAACAAAGTTATCCAACCATGCACTGAAGCACGGTGGTGCATTTATACCTGGGCAATTTAAAATTCATGCTGAAGTATATCAATGGCATCCAATATTTGTTGTGGATCAATCAGGGTCAGAAGCGTTTGAATATCGACCTGACATTGATGTTGATCCTGCGTTTGCAAGCATTATCAATCAAGATTTTCAACAACAGTACAGTCTATCTGACACACGTTATCAAGCCAATCAACTCAATAAATTGTTTAGGATGCTGCCACAGTTTACAGATTTAAAACTGACAAAATATCACCAAACTCAATCCATTACAGTTGACTTGAATACATTAAACAATGAGTCAGATCTCGCCATCACTATCCCTCTAGCCGATGTTAAAAAATTTCAACAAAGCATGTATGTGGTATTATTTTGGCAAGCTGAATATGGTCCTATAACAATGAATTGTAGAGATGTTTGGTTTGGCAATATCAGCAAACACATCATGGGAGCCACCACTGACATTGTGTTTCGTTATGATCCGCAGATACGCAACTGGCGGTTGACTTATTGACACAAACCCTGTAAACTAAACACATGAGAATACTAACCCTAGACAACATCCATTACGACCTAGATCATTTGCCCGAAGAAGTAGATGACATGCGGTTTGCTATATTAGACAATTCAAATCCACAAGAGCCAGATTATCATTTTATTCCACTAATCTTTTTAGAAAGTTTTAACGCACCTGCACTTGTACTACGCATCGGAACCAACACTATAAAGATGCCCATGGACTGGCAGATACTCATTGGTGAACCTGAAGTAGGTGACTTGGAAGTGTTACCATTGACGTCCATAAATGATCGTGGATTCAAAGTGTTTCAGTTTAACCCACTCACAAGTTTCCGCCCAAGTTTCCCAGACATTGAAATACTAGATGTGTATCACGAAGTGAGTTGGTATGCACCCAAACTAAAGAATGGCCAATTACTTTCTGTGCCATTGAACGATGATCCAGATCCAGACTGTGTGTACTTTGTGAAAGATATCAGTCGCAACTGTGAAATAGTAGACTACAACAAGGCGTGGTAACATGGCATACACCGAACCCGAAATATTTGAAATGATCAATCGCCTGTCCAAGATTTATTTGGAAAGTTATCCTGACGATCAGGCGGGTCTAGAGCGTTTTCTACGCTGGGCACATGCTCAATATGGCTACAAGTATGGGAACTCTTAAACCCGGCGCCACCTACATCTACGAGCGTGTGGACAATCAAGTGTACGCCCGCGAAGCAGGTGCTGATCCCAGTACCAGACAACCAGTTGGTTGGGATTATGATCCAGTGAGTGGCCACCAAGTTGATTACACCAAGCAAACATCAACCGGAGATAGCCAGTGGGAAGGCTTGATGGAAAATAAAATGTGGGGTGACATTCGGCGACTGGCCCGGACCAATCCTGCTTTACAAGACTCCCTGGAACGTGTTATAATGATATACAAACTAATCAAAGTGGACAAGTGAGCGACAAACTAAACATTGCCAATGAGATGCGACAACTGGATCGCAAGAACAGAAACTTCTATCGCGAACTCACAGATGAGGAACGCAAGAAGTTTTCAAACTATCTCATGATTCGTTGGGCGTCATGCGTAGAAGGCTCAAGAGAACTGCAAGAGTTTTATTTGATTGCCACCAACGAACGATTGAACAAACACTTCTTCAACATCAGTCGGCATCCTGAACTGCAATGGTTGTGTGCCACCACAGTGAGTCCAGACATGGGCACACCCAGACACAACTGGATCTCGCCCAAGAAGAAAGAAACTGGTGCTGGAGCAAGTGCCGTTAAAAAACAATTGGCAGAGTTGTTTCCCACATACAAAGAAGATGAAATAGCCCTGCTGGCCTCAATGACCACAAAGAAAGAACTTGATCAACACATCCGAGACCATGGCCGAGACACTAAGTGAACTCACTTGCGGCTACTGCAAGAAAACATTTCGTCGTGCAGAAAGTCTTGTGGTTCACATGTGCGAGCCCAAGCGGCGCAGATCGGAACGATCAGAACGTGGTGTAGAACTGGGCTTTCAATCCTATTTGAGATTCTATGAGATTGCACAAGGATCGGCCAGACTCAAAACATTTGATGACTTTGCAGACTCACCTTACTACAGAGCATTTGTAAAGTTTGGTAGATACTGCTACAATACACGAGCAATCAATCCTGCACAGTTCACAGAGTGGTTGTTGAAACACAACAAAAAGATCGACAACTGGGGCTCAGACAAAATCTACACTGAGTATTTGCTGGACTATTTGAAAGTTGAAGCCGTGGCAGATGCTCTAGCAAGAGCAGTGGAGTTTGGCATAGACTGGAGTGAGACTCACTCAGCGCCGGCCAATGATTGTTTGCGCTACGGCAGCACACATGCCATGTGCCATGCTATCACAACAGGACGCATTAGTCCTTGGGTGATATACAATTCAGACTCGGGACAAAAGTTCCTAGGAGAACTCACAGCAGACCAAGTGTCAATGATATGGCCTTATATAGATAGTGATGTGTGGCAGAAAAAGTTTTCAGACTATGCCGCAGACGCTGAATACGCAAAACTAATATTGAAACAAGCAGGATGGTAACATGATAGGAAACATTGGTCAAACTGGCAAGTATGTGGCAGTCACCGGCGACCCAGGCAGTAACTATGTGAACAACGCTGGTTACATGGGGGTAGGGCAGTTACAATACAACACTGCCACTCAACGGCTAGAAGTATACAATGGCACCAGTTGGCAAATGCTTAATCTGGGTCAGTATTATGTGGGGCTAAATCCACACGCTGAAGCAATACTAGACTGGGCACATAAAAAGATGGAAGAAGAACGAGAAGCACGAGCCATGGCTGAACAGTATCCTGCTGTGGCAGATGCTATGGGTGCTGTTCGTGAGGCTGAACAGCAATTGAAAACCGTTGTGGCATTGTGTAGAACATGATCCACATTGATTTTCAAGGCGGCGCCCACGGAAACTATTTAGAGTTTGTGTGTAACAAAATTGCAGGCATAACCGTTGGAACTCCGTTTAACACAAAAGGTGCGTCACATGCAAAAAAATATACAGGAAAAAAAATATTCTATGCTGATCACTATTCTTTCTGGCCCCGGCCCATGGCGTTTGACAAAATAATCAGCATACAAATTGATACAAATGATTTATTATTATTACAGCAAATCAGTTTGCTTAGAGCAGGTGATTATGGATACGATAACAATCAACTGGAAATAAATACCTTTAACAAACTAGATAATCAACACTATAAATGGGTATTAGAAAATATTCTACAGAATTTTTTTACCGGTCAAATTCAAAACAGTTATAATGCAGTTAGAGATCCGAGCTGGCCTGATGCAACCACATTAGAAGAGTTTGCAAATCTACCTGATTGGATCAAAAAAGAATGTGCTGAGCAACACAAATTAGAGTTGCTGGAACTGTCACCATACCGCCCAGATTGCCCGAGAACAATACTACGTGAATTTTTTCAGATTGGATTCCAACAACCAGAAAATTCTGGGTTCATAGTCCGACAATCACAAGCAAAATATGATTCGACCAAACAGGTGTACTGGTGGCCATATGGATGTTTTTACAACACAACAGAATTCTTACAAGAAATCAAAAAGGTTGCTGACTGGGCAAATATATCGTACAATTGCCAAGATGATATTGAAGAATTACACAATGAGTTTTTGCAAAAACAACCATATAAAAACTCCAAAATTAAATGCAACAAAATTATTAAAGAGATACAGAATAACATGATTCCAAATCTTATGGATATAACTCTAATAGAAGAAGCATATGTCAATGCCAAATTAGAATGGAATTATTTTAAATGAGCAATAAATTTTCAGTATACCAGCATTGGGATCCACTCAAAGTTTGCGTGGTAGGACAAAGTTATCCTCCTGAGTTCTATTCCTGGATCAAAGTATCGCATGTACGACAATTGTTTGAAAAAATTGCAATTGAAACTGAAGAAGACTACCAGGCCATTATACACAAACTTCAAGAATTTGGCGTTGAAGTTTTACGGCCCGATTTACCAACCAATACGTTTGTACACGGAAGACATTATCCGCCACCCATGACGCCAAGGGATTATATGATAATGATAGGCGAAACATTTTATAAAGGATATGATTTAGATTTTAAAAAATTTTATACAAGTGTAAAAGATTCTTCGTGGCCGTTGTGCGAATCGTTTGAAGAATTTTTAACATTGCCATTGCACATACAATATGAATGCAATGAAGTTCACAAATTAGTAGACCTGCGTAATTTTTATGCTAGTTATAATAAAATTTTTGATCGTATTGCTCAACAAGGTAATTGTATTAAAACAACTCAAATTTCTCAAGCGCCTGGCGCATTTATTAGTAGAATTGGCAAAGACTTGTATTTTGGTACGCACTCATATTCTCAAGATCGAACTCAGTATCAAATTGACATCAATGCTGAATTTCCTCACACACGCAATCACATTGTCAACACCGGAGGCCATGCGGATGGTGTATTTTGTCCGGTGTGTCCTGGATTGATAATTAGTTTACAAGATGTCCCAACATACAGAGATACTTTTCCTGGTTGGGAAGTAGTTTATCTCCCAAATCAAAGTTGGGTTAAAATAAAATCTTTCATGCGGCTTAAACAAAAAAATAAAGGCAAGTGGTGGATTCCAGGGTTTGAGCATGATCAAGCAGTAATTGACACAGTTGAAACTTGGCTAGGTCATTGGGTAGGATATGTTGAAGAAACTGTGTTTGATGTCAACATGCTGATTATTGATCCAAAAAATGTCATAGTGTTCAATTACAACAAACAGGTATTTGATGCACTTGACCGTTATGGTATTACACCACATGTGGTACCATTTAGACATAGGTACTTTTGGGACGGTGGTATACATTGTGTTACCACAGATTTACACCGAGAAGGCACCATGCAAGATTGTTTTCCACAGAGAACAGTATGAGTGCAGACATTGATATCGACGTTCCGGATCGTGCTAAGATATTGGAACTGATCCAGCACACACCTGCTAGACAGGTTGTGGATGGCCGGCCACGTAAACACAATTCGGGTATCTACATCACAGACATTCCACAAGACTCAGAACACGGTTGTGCTGCCATAGACTATGAGACTGCGGAGCAGCGTGGCTACTTTAAAATTGACTTGTTGAACATGAGTGTGTATCAGTTGGTCCAAGATCCTGCACACTACGAAGCCATGTTGTCAGCTGTACCTCCATGGTCGCGACTGTGGACAGACAGACCCTGGGCCAGTCAGTTGGTTCATATAGGAAATTATGTGGACCTGATGGTGGCCATGCAACCTGACTCGATACCCAGAATGGCTGCTTTTATTAGTATTATTAGACCGGGCAAGGCACACTTACAAAGAAAGTCCTGGGATCAAGTGTTTGCTGAAGTTTGGGATGGGGATGAATCGCGTGGTTACACGTTCAAGAAGTCACATGCTGTGAGCTATGCTGCCTTGGTGGCACTACATATGAATATTCTTAATCAAGCCGACGCACAAGTGTAATAGATTTGCGCTTGCTCTTTTTGCGAGCAATGTCTATTAGGCTGCACACAGGCCCGTGCAATATTTCCAGATCTTTGTTTGAAAATGTGCGCAAAGTAAAACGGAATTGATCCCAGTCTCTGCGTAAGAATATATTGATGGGTATGCTACGATT